TTAATTTAAAAAGAAGACAAAAAAGACTTGCAAATAAGTCTTGATTGTGTTATAATGTGCAAACTTAATACAACCGATGGAGGTAAATAATATGTATGAGTATGTAAAAGGAAAGGCTATGTGGGCTAACATCACATCGCCTAATACGAGGTTTGAACCTCATAAGTATGGCTTAACTGTCCTTACTGACTCTGAAACTGCTACTAAGTTAGAAGACTTAGGGCTGACTCAGGTTAGAGCAAGAACAGGTGAGTTAAAGTATGAAGAACCTGCTTTTACTTTTAGTAGTAGAGCAACCAACAACGATGGTTCAGCTAGAACAGCACCTAAGTTGTTTGATACTGATGGCAATGCATTGGATGTTAGTGTTGGTAATGGTTCAGAAGTAACTGTAAAGATTAAACCATATAAAAATAATTATGGTCGCTTTGCAGAACTAATCGCTGTCAAGGTAGACAACTTGGTAGAATACGCTGAAGCTGACTCAGATAATGAGGAGTTTTAATTATGATTATTACTATCAAGAATGATGAAGGAGTTACAACTAACTTCGACATCAACTTAATTAGTGACGAGCAAAAGAAACAAGAAGCTACAGTTATTGTGCAGAAGGTTGGAAACTTGCAAGTCACGATTGAGGCTTTGGACTTTGCTTCAAGAACACATCGAGCTAACTTAGAACAGTTGCTTGTAGGTTGTGATGAAGCAGTTGTAGAATCAGAAACGGAAGAAGCTGAAGTTACTGAAGACAGTTAATATTAATGAGGGCTAACATGGATGATCAAACTTGGGATAAGGTACACCAACCTTGCCCTCTTTGTGACAGCAGTGATGCTGTTGGTGTTAATCAAGATGGTTCGGCTAAGTGCTTCAGTTGTGGAGCATTTATGCCTAACTATGGACAAACATGTGAAGGAAAAGATATGGCAGTTGAAACAAAACCTATTGAAACTAAACAACCTGATAGTGTGAACGAAGGTAATTTTATAGCATTAACTGATAGAGGTATCTCTAAAGCTACTGCTCAGAAGTATGGTGTCAAAGCTGTACAGGATTTAAAAGGTCAAGTAATCAAACACTTGTACCCCTATTACAACGGTCACGAATTATCAGCTACCAAATGCAGAAACACAGTCACTAAAGACTTTTTTGTACAAGGTACTTATAATGAAACAGGATTGTTTGGTCAACAGTTATTTAAGAGTGGTAAGTATGTCACTATAACTGAAGGGGAGTGTGATGCAATGGCAGCCTATGAATTGCTAGGGAGCAAGTGGGCTGTCGTATCAATCAAGCGTGGTGCTCAAGGTGCAGTCAGAGATATCAAGGAGAGTCTTGAGTTCTTTGATGATTTTGAAAATGTTATCATTGCTTTTGATAATGACAAGGCAGGTAAAGATGCTTCTGTCAAAGTGGCTAGACTTTTCAAGCCGGGAAAAGCTAGGATACTCACACTTCCCAATGGTTGGAAAGACCCTAATGATATGCTTCGGTCCAACAAACATAAGGACTTTGTTGAATCATGGTGGTCTGCAAAAGTTTATACACCATCCGGTGTTATCAATATCTCTGAGCAACGTGACAAGTTTCACAACAGAGAGAAGAAAGAAAGTGTTCCCTATCCTTATGAAGGATTGAACAAAAAGCTTTATGGTTTACGTCAAGGTGAGCTTGTAACTTTAACAGGAGGTACAGGACTCGGTAAGTCTAGTGTGACTAGAGAGCTAGAGCATTGGCTTATCAAACAGACCAAAGACAATGTAGGTATCATTGCACTAGAGGAAGATTGGAGGAGAACCATTGATGGTGTACTTTCAATCGAAGCTAATGCAAGATTATACATTGATCAGGTCAGAGAACGATACTCAAAAGAAGAGTTGGATAAATTCTTTGATGTTCTTTATGATGGAGATAACAAGAACAGAGTTTGGGTTCATGCTCACTTTGGCACCAATGACATTGATGATATATTTACTAAGCTAAGATTTATGATAATCGGTTGCGATTGTAAATGGGTAGTAGTCGATCACTTACACATGCTAGTAAGTGCGATGTACGAAGGTGACGAGAGACGTGCTATTGATTCTATTATGACAAGGCTGAGAAGCATTGTTGAAGAGACCGGTGCAGGTCTTATTCTTGTGTCTCATCTAAGACGTATAGATGGTAACAAAGGACACGAGAACGGAGTCGAGGTAAGTCTTTCGCATCTTCGTGGTTCAAATAGTATTGCTCAGTTATCTGATTGTGTCATTGCATTGGAACGTAATCAACAATCCGATGATCCTGATGAAGCTAGAACAACTAAGATGAGAGTATTGAAGTCTAGGTATACAGGCGATGTAGGTCTTGCTTGTAGTGTCATGTATGATGGCGAAACAGGTAGACTACATGAGGTTGATAACTCAGACTTTGAAAGTAATGATAGTTTAGAAGAGAAGTTTTAATGGATTTAGTATTTGATATAGAAACCGATGATGTCAAAGCGACAAAGGTACATTGCATAGTTGCACAAAATCCTGAGTCCGGAGAGATATTTAAGTTTCCACCAAACAAACTAGAAGAAGGCTATCAGTTTCTAACTACAGCAGATAGACTGATTGGACATAACATCATAGGGTTTGACATTCCTATGGTGCATAAGTTCAGCGATGTTGATCTATCTGATAAAGAAGTTATTGATACTCTTGTGCTATCTAGATTATTTAATCCAACACGTGATGGTGGTCATGCACTTGAGTCTTGGGGATACAAGTTAGGTTATCCTAAGATTGAGTTTAGTGATTATCAAAACTATTCAACACAAATGTTAGACTATTGTGTTCGTGATGTACAATTAAATACTCTTGTACTTAGTGAACTTCGTAAGGAGTCAAAAGGATTCTCAAAAGAATCTATTGATCTTGAGCAAGATGTTGCAAAGATTATCAAGGGACAAGAGAGCAATGGGTTTAAGTTTGACATGCATTCAGCACAGATACTTCTTGCAGAACTCAGAGAGAGAATGCAAAAGATTGAAGATGAAGTGCATACCACATTCAAACCTAAGTGGGTGGACACTAAACAGGTTACACCTTACATCAAGAAAGATGGTAATCTATCTAAGCGTGGTCTTACTGATGATGAGTATCAAAGATGTTTAGATACTGAAGACTACTCACCATTCATGCGACAAACATTACAAGAGTTTAATCTTGGTAGTCGTAAACAGATTGGTGAATATCTAATTGACTTTGGCTGGAAGCCTGAGAGGTTTACACCTACAGGTCAGCCGATTGTAGATGAAAAAACATTATCAGAGATAACTCATATCCATGAAGCAAAACTTATTGCTGACTTTTTATTACTACAAAAACGCATTGCTCAAGTTGATTCTTGGGTAGAAGCGGTACAAGAGGATGGTCGTGTGCATGGTTTTGTTATTCCTAACGGTACAATTACCGGCAGAATGACACATAGAAAGCCTAACATGGCTCAAGTACCTTCAGTCAGTAGTCCATACGGACAAGAATGCAGAGCTTGTTGGACTGTTGATGAAGGTAATGTCCTTCTTGGTGTTGATGCTAGTGGTCTTGAGATAAGAATGTTAGCACACTATATGGATGATAAAGACTTTATAAAGGAGATACTCGATGGAGACATACACACAGCTAATCAAAGAGCTGCAAAACTTAAATCAAGAAATCAGGCAAAAACATTCATCTATGCACTTATGTACGGAGCAGGAGATGAAAAGCTTGGCAAAGTGGTTGGAGGAAATACGTCAGATGGAAAAAGAGCTAGAGAACATTTCTTCAGTAATAAGCCTTCATTTAAATCTCTTAGAGATAGAGTTCAAAGAGCAGCAAACAAAAAATATCTCAAAGGATTAGACGGTAGAAAGCTATACATAAGAAACAATCATGCAGCATTGAACACACTACTACAAGGTGCCGGTTCAATTGTTATGAAGAAAGGATTGTCTATGCTTACCAATCGTTTAGAGTTAAGTATGACACCTTTTAAATTTGTTGCCAACATCCATGATGAATGGCAGATAGAGGTATCAGAATGCAGAGCCAATAAGGTTGGTACTCTTGCAGTACAAAGTATTATTGATGCCGGTAATCATTTTAATCTTAGATGTCCATTAGATGGAGAGTTTAAGATAGGGAGGGATTGGAGTGAAACTCACTGATCATAGTTTAGATAATCGTAAAGGTGATTTAGCTGAATATTATGCAGTCACTTGGTTATGGGATAATGGGTACGAAGTTTTTAAAAACTGTGGTTGTTCAGGACCAATTGACTTAATAGCTACTAAGGATGGTAAAACCACATTTATAGATGTAAAAACTAAATCAGGTAGATCAGGAAGGGTTAGAACTGAACAACAACTTGCATTGGATGTAAAGATATTAAACTACAATCCAGCTACACGTAAACTAAATTTTGTAAAACATAAAAAATAATATGCCTAAATCAAAGAAGACTCTTGACACATTAGTATCTGACATATATAATAAGATTAGTGTCCTATCAGAAGGTCAGCACATTGATCTAGACGAAGACACTATTGAACAGTTTGGAGAATCCATGAAAGAGATTCTCTACGATTGGTCACATCCTAAACCACGTGGTAATGCTACGCTACGTATGTCTAACATAGGTAGAAAGACACGTCAATTGTGGTTTGATATGAGAGCAGAGGACACACAATCAGAGTCTATCCCACCTCATGTATTTATTAAGTTTCTCTATGGGCACTTGCTTGAGGAGATTCTTTTGTTTCTGATAAAACTATCAGGACATAAAGTTACAAACGAACAAAAAGAA